GGACATTGATAGAAAATGATGTGGGCACATTGGTAGTAGGTAAAAACAATGGATGGAAACAAAACATCAATATAGGGAGTAAAAATAACCAGAACTTCGTTCAAGTACCATTTAATGATTTGATAGCCAAACTGCATTACAAATGTGAATTGGTAGGTATAAAATTTATCGAACAAGAAGAGAGTTATACAAGTAAAGCAAGTTTCTTAGATGCAGATTCAATTCCTACTTACAGTGCAGGTGTAAAACGCCAGTTCAGCGGTAGAAGACTGCAACGAGGGATATACAAAGCCAAGAGTGGTCTGAAATTTAATGCAGACATAAATGGTAGTTATAATATCATGAGAAAAGCAATCCCAAACGTGTTCAGCAATGGGATAGAGGGTTTAGTAGTACACCCAGTAAGGATAAAAACTTACAAATGAGTAGTAAAGACTTAAATGTCTATATTATTCGATACTATTTAGATTCTCGTAATAATACCTGGATGGCAACAATAATTGCAAATAAGACCAAGTACCGATTAGGAAGGTTTAAAACTGAAATTGAAGCAGCTAAAGCTTATGATGATGCTGCGAAAATACATCATAAACAATTTGCACACTTAAATTTTCCTGATATCTAATATTATGCGCTGAGAGGGGTGTAGAATGCCCCTCAACGCATGATAACTAGAATAATGACTACTAGCATCTAATACAATAAAATGCCCTCATAGTTGAGGGCATTTTATTAAATTTAATAATTTAAATTAAGTTTCTGTGAAACTTGCACCAGTAGCAGTAACAATAAAATTCAATACGATAAAGTTTATACTACGTGCAGGTTTGATGTAGATATCCGCAGTAAACTTATTGGCATCAATATCTTGAACACTATTATTAGTAGTGTCGGCAATCACTTGGTATTCGTAAATTCCGCGATTTGCTTGAATATTCTGTAGATAAGGTGTTACGTTATCTAGAAAATTCTTTCTGCTGTTATCGTCATTGATTTCAAATAATTGATTTTCTGCAAATTGAGAAATTACTCGTTGTAATTCAATCATCAATCCTCTTACACCAATTCGATCGAATGCCGATGGTGAAGATAATGCAGTTTTGTCACCATTTAGAATTACCCCTCTACCTGGGTAGCTAATGATCGAATTTACTCTATGACTATATAGTTGATCTCTTTCAGAACGTTTTGGACTATATGCTAGTTTAATTGCATTTTTTATTACCCCATGTGTAACTCCTGCGGGAGATTGCCAAGAATTTAATGTAGATAAAGTTAATCCAGCCACATCAGCAGAGCATGGAATATATCTAAAAGTATTATTGTACTTGTCATAAATGTATTTATAATTATCACAGAAAATCATGAATGAACTACTAGGTAGTGTATCAAAGAAATTAATAATTCTGTTAACTTTATTGTTACTACTGAAACTATTTAAAACATCTGCTTGTGCAGGCGCGACCGCCATTCTACAGTCTCTACGACGTTCGCAAATACTGAGTAATTTTAATATTCTCTGTGTAGTAATTTTACCAGGGATTAAAAAATCGATATCACCAAATACTTCGGAATCTTCTACAATATCATAGGCAGAACTAATACTGCTTTCGACAACTGTAGGTAATAGCCAATTGTAAGATGTACCACCTTGTAAATGTAATTTTAATGTTGCTCCACTCGAACTATTCCGAAATAGTCTAAATATTTTTCCGGCAATTTGATCTCCAATATCTGCTCCAATATATGTAGCATTTGCTGGGATTACTGGAGTTAATGTAGTACCAATATTAAATTTTTGTGAACCAGGGAAAATATATTTTGAACGATTTAAAATTGCTCGTTTCCAATAAGTGTCTACTCCTTCCGCACTAGTTCCATCTGATGCTTTGGATAGGTATGTGTATGATTCTAAAATTGCATTAATATTACCACTAATTTTACCAGTAGTATCAATAATTACTGCATGAAATTCATCAAATTTGCTATTCAAATCTTTAGCTTTTTGACTAGTTCCTGGTTGTGGTGCAATAGTTGACCAAGGAAGTCCTGGTAATATATTTTGTGTATTATAAAAATCAGTAATGCCAGTGATTACCCCAATAGGTGTAATACCATCTACTAGATAAATAGTTTCCCCCAAATTAAATTTTTTGGTGGGGTCATTTATTGTAACTGTATATCCATTTGTATTAATAGAATACACCCATCCAAAACTAGTTATCGTTTTTACAATATCCCCAACTGCAATTGTTGGTACTGGATTTGTACCAACATTTATTGTCAGAATTTGATCTGCTCCATGATCGATTACCGCTACTGTCACCCCATTGTATAAATCAGATTGACTTTGTGCAGAAAAAATATAGTTATTGGTGTTTAATTCGTATTCTGACATTCCTGATACAGATAATGTACTATCAAATCCATTGCTAGTTACGTTTGCTGTTTTTAGTGCAGTGGTACTATCATTTGGGCGAATTACCCCTGCTAGTACTCCATAACGCATTACTTCTAATGCGCTAAACCATTCAATGTAATTATTATCATCTGGTTTACCAAATTGCTCTACTAATTCTGCTTCATTAGAAATGTATGTTACTTTATTAGTTACGCCTTTAGATGCGGGTAATGCAATAATTGCAATTTTGCTATTTTCTGTATTGATTGTTGCGGACTTATCTATTTCTTGAATCGACACACCAGGCGAGGATAAATTTATAGGCATTTTATTATACTTATTGTTATTACTATTATTTATATTTATAAATTGTCTGTATATACTTTAGTCAAGTTAGATATCATAAATAACAATTTTTCTTTTGCTTCTTCTGCGCTTATAAAAAAGTACTCGCCTTCTTTTCGTTTTAAATTAAAATACTGATGCAGTGACTTTTCTATTTTGGTTGCGTTATATATCGGTTCAGTATGATAGTATAGTTCTAGTTTGCATCCAGAACTGCACTCAAGTTGCCTTAGTCTGCGAGGAATGTTGTTGGTGACTCCTATTTTTATTAAATTTAATAATTCATTAAAGATAATATAAACCTGTTTTTTTTGCATTTATGTGTTATAATTATTATATACTTTATATTGGTAAAAATGATCCACTTCTGCAAAACATTAAATCTCTATCAGTTCAATCTGCCTAATCATAATGTAGATAATGGAAAATAAAAATTAAAATTAACATATAATCAATTATTTATAGACGATCTATAAATAATTGTTAGTGGCGGTAGTTATCTAACAAATATTGCTATGCCAAGAAAAAATAGTAAAGCTATGACTTTTGGTTCTAAATATATAAATTACTTACAAAACATACATTATCATTTTGCAGTAAAGTCAGGATTAGTTACTCCAGAAAGATACCTCAGAGAAGTTCCTAATTGGCTACCCGATTCTACCATACAATGCTCACCAAAACATCAAACAAAATTAGATCAATTAATTGAAGCACATCTAGAGAATCAATCTACTTGGGAGCAGCCAATTATACTCTGAGAGATGGCTAAAATGCCCTACAACGCACGAAAACTATAATTATAGTAAGCAATTAAAAGTAATAAATAACTGGCACCTCGTACCCGTACTCATAATAACTGTCAGTTAACTTAGCATTCCACCACAGATCTCCACCTTCTTCCACAATACCATCTTCTAATTCTTCTCCATTTATCAATAAAGCACCTAATACCGCCATGTCGTCTTCTATTTCTTGTCTGTGTAATTCCCGAATATCTTTTGCTACGTCTAAATCTGTAAGTTCTTTGAAATACGGCTGGGTAACACACCAAGAAAATAATACGATACAAGCTACTAGATCATCATTACTACCATCATCTGCTGCATAAGAATCCCCTTTTTCTACATATGTTGATAATTCACTAATAATACCAAAATCTTCTATTAGTAATTTATCATCTTCAATCAAAGATTTCATGTTACTATAACCTAGTCGTTTTGTAGTTTTAGTAATTTGTAATCCAAATTTGCACTTATTACCGAATCCTTGACCTAGAATTAACCCGTTTCGTCCCACGGTGGCTGTCATAAGTAGGTTGCTATATTCTAGATCGTAATGTAGAATATCTCCTACTTGTGATCCAATGCTGTTTAACTCTACAAGAACGTAAGCTTTATTATATTCATTCGCCAATTTCAATATTATGTTGGGGAATACTATTGGTGCAATATTATTGTTTTTATAAATAGCTGTTATGGTGTATGGTACAGTAGTGATGTCAAACACCATTGCTACTGAATAATCCTTTTCAACACCTTCTGCGGTGTCTGCACAAATCATATATCTATGCGTAGGATTTGGTTTTGCGTAGACAACTATATTGTCATTTCTTTCTATTGGTTCTTTATGGGTTAATGCTGCTAATTTATTGGCATTAAGAAGGGTGAGCGATGAACCTATGAAGCTACAGTTTTTATTTAATATATCGTTCGCATAATACCAATGATTCTTGCCAGAATTAACAATATCATATAATTCTATTTTTTTTCTTATAGTTTTTTTTGTTTTAAGAAAAGTATTATTTACTTTTCCAATTATTTCTATAGTTTTAGTGAGATCTTTAGCTAATATTATACCTTCTGTGGTGTTTATCGGATGATTAAGTGAGCAAACTAATTTATTGTCGTCTAAGAATTCTAATTCTATATATTTATTTCTATAAATTTTCTGCACTCCCATAAATTTCTCGAAACCATCTGGTGTTTCTACCAAATTTCCTATATTTTGCTGTAATGACGGAAGTAATTTTAACATGTAAAAACTGAATTTTTATATTGATATTTAGATATACTTGACATATCTCACCAATAATGTTATATTATTAGAATACACATCGAGAAAAAATATATTGAACATTATTAATGGCAACTTAGTTAAGTACAAAAATAGATCTCAAAGATACTCTGGAATTGTTGAAGATTTAAACGAAAAATATATCAAAATTATTAATATCAGTGTTAATGGTGAATCTGGTATAATATTAAAAGATCAAATATTTAAAATTGGTTCGGGACTAAAAGAATATATAGAAGTTGAAAGAATTGACTTAGGGAATTGTGTTGAATTTTATGCGTCGGTTGCGATAGTTGAAACTGAAAATGAAAAAACCTATTTTCTAAATCGGATGCGTCAGATTGAGATATATTCTATATATTATTATTAAAAATGATACATTTCTGCGACAAAATACTCAATTTCTATCAATTCGATCAACCTCACCATAATCTCAATAAACTATATGCAGGTAAACTTACTTACAATCAACTATTTGTAGATGAAACGTTACATGTACTGAATACTAAATCTGGTAAAATATATACTAACACAATAGATCTTGATAAAGTAGAATTGTTAAAACTATATAATTGGTATCATAATAGTGGAGGTAGATTTAGTACAAAAAAAGATGGACAAACTGTAAGAATTCATGAGTTAGTATATGGATATAAAACTAATGCTAATTGGGTAATTAATCATATAGATGGCGATCCTAGTAATAATAAACGTTCTAATTTAGAAGTAGTTACTCAATGGTTTAACATATTAATACAAAAGAAGTCATCTGGACTCCCTATTGGTGCAACATATAATAATGGTAGCTATATAACACAAATTGCTATGCCAAGAGTAAATGGTAAACATATAAATTTTTGTTATAAAGATCTCAATTACTTACAAAACTTGCATTATCAGTTTGGAGTAAAATCTGGATTAGTCACTCCCGAAAGATACTTACAAGAAGTACCTAATTGGTTGCCAGATCCTAATATTGTATTCACAGCAGAACATCAATCAAAACTAGAACAACTTATTGAAACGCATCTAGAAAATCAAGCTACTTGGGATAAACCTATTATGCTCTGAGAGGGGTCTAGGATGCCCCTCTCAGAGCATAAAAATCACAAATATGACTACTAGTATCAAATCATAAAATAATGACCTCCTAATTGATTTTAGGAGGTCATTATTAAATTTAATAATTAAAAACACACCAATAAATATCAGTATAGAATTATTAAATTTAATAAAATGGCTGAGTTTGTACAAGAAAAATATACTAATGATTGGCAAGTACTAACGCCTACTGGATATAAAGATTTTGCTGGAGTAGGGCAAACTATTAAATATAATGTTTGGAACGTATACACCACCCAATATCATCTATCTTGTGCTGACGATCATATTCTAATTAGATTGAATGATAAAGATGAGTATGAAGAAACTAAACTAGTAGATTTAATAGTTGGGGACGAGATATTGGTAATGGATGATGGTGGATATTTGTATCCTGATATAATTCTTGCTATTAATGAATCAGATAATATTGAAAATATGTATGATTTATTGAATGTAGAAGATGACCTCTACATCACCAATAATATAGTTTCACATAACTCGACTACGATGATTTGCTATGCCCTCTGGGTCGCACTATTTAAACCTCATCAAAATATTGCAATATTAGCAAACAAAAGAGATCTATCTATGGAACTATTAGGTAGACTACAAATGGCATATGAAAATTTGCCAATGTGGTTACAACAAGGAGTAATACAATGGAATAAAACACATATCGAACTTGAAAATGGTTCTCAAATATTAGCCTCATCCACCAGTGCCACCTCTGTTCGCGGGTCTACCTTCAATATCGTATTTTGCGACGAATTCGCATTCGTCCCTAATGGTATCCAAGAAGAGTTTATGACCTCGGTATATCCTACTATTTCGTCATCTAAAGAATCTAAATTAATTATCACTTCTTGTGTAGTGAAAAATACATATATTCTCACCACTAAAGGTTATACTCGCATCGAAACTTTTATTAAAGATCAATTAGAGAAAAAATCATATCATATCCCACCATATGAATTAGTGGGTATGAAGGGAAATAATAAAGGTACTGTTATGTGTAATAACGGTAAATCAAACGTTAGAAAAATATATACTAATTTTACTGAATTGGAGTGTTCGACTACTCATAAACTTTATGCCTGTAAGCAAGGCAAATATGGTTGGTTTAGGGCATCTGAGTTGGAACCTAATGATTTTATTGCAGTCAGATATAATACTCAAATATTTGGTAATTTGGATACATTAGATTCTGAAAAATTCCCAATAGTTACTCCAGAATTTGCTTATTTTTTTGGTATATATGCTGGTAGTGGTTATATAACTGATGGCAGATTTATTACTCTGACTCTTCGTATTACGGATAGTGGATATTTGGATGAGGATTGTTATGATGATGCCATAAAAAATATTGGACTGGATTATGAGTTTGATGGGGTTAATTACATTATAGATTCAATTGAACTAGCCAGTGTATTAAAAAAATTGAAGTACACTTCTCCTGATAAGTATACTACTTTTGGAAATGGTCTAACTGATATTCCCCTTCGGTGGTCTAAAATTAATACTGTTACCTTTCTCCAAGGATGCTTCGATAGTATGGCACTAGTGAATCATCGTAAAAAAAATAACAATTATGGTGATATATACATCACTAATACTAATGAAGACCTATTGGAACAAATACACCTATTATTATTGAATATTGGTGTGGTTAATTCTATCAAAAAGGGGTTATATGAACAACGAAGATATTATTGGCATATGAGAAGAAAAATGAGATACTCTCGTCGCACTTTGCTGAAGATACCAAATTGCTACACCCCAGAATTTTTTGAAATAATTAATTTTAAACATCCTCACAAACAACAATGGAATTGCTATCAGACTAATATCAGAAAATTTCGTAAACAGAGTGATTCTATTCCATTTTTTATTCCATTCATTAAACAACATCTCCCATTAGAAACACAAAAGAAATATATTAAACAATATTTTGCTTTTAATGGGGAGGGACAACACAAATATGTACACATGAATCGACAAAATGCTCTTAAAAAATTACCAATCATTCAATCTGTAATTAATAGTAGTGTTAGCGAATTTGTTGAATTGAATGTTAGACCGGATTTGTTGTGGACTAAAATTCGTCGGATTAATGACGACCACATCGAACAGTTATATGATTTTTCTCTAGATAATGTTCCTAACGATCCTTGGTGTCATTCCGTTATCTATAATGGATTTGTTGGTGAACAAACCCCCCGTGGGCTAAACTTATTTTATCGTATTTTTGTTGATGCAAAGAATGGTAAGAATGAGTATGTGCCAGTAGAGATTACATGGGATATGATTCCAGGAAGAGATGCGGAATTTAAACGAATGACCATCGCGAATACGAGTGCTAAACAATTCGAGCAGGAGTTTGAGTCGCTTTCATCTTGTAGTATTGTTCGTATCATCGATCTAGAGGGGGTTGAGAGAGACATACAATTAGGAGAATTATACAATTTATTAAAAGAACAGAACATATTAGAGCAGAAGCAAGAGTGCATAGATATTGATTCAGAAATAGTACTTGACAAAGAATGATGTGGATGTTATGATTAATTTATTGAATTAAGATGTATAGATGGCTAATAAAATAACTTTAACGAAAAAAGAATTGCTTGATATTGCTAAAACTGTACATAGTGGTTCTGATATAGCTAAACAATTAGGATACAGTGTAACTGGTATTCATCTTCACATTAAACGATTGGGGATTAATAAAAAGGAACTAATATTTCTACAAAAACCTAAATTCAGCAGCATTAGTCGAGAACAGTTGATGGAAGCATTGGAAGAATGTAATTGGCATCAATCAGAAGCAGCTAAATTACTTAATAGTTCGCCATCTACAATAAATCGATTAATTGATAAATATAATATTGTGCGAGTAGTTCGTGCATATATTGAATTAGATATTAATTTTAATATTTTTGGTGTGCCAATTGTAAATAAATTAGGATTGAGTGATATATATTTGCAAGATATGATCGAAAAATTGGAAGGTAAGATAGATGTAATAGATGAAAATACTTGGTTGTGTAAGTATAGTACCACTAATGGCTATCCTAAAATCACTTTATGTAAAAATGGAAAACCATCATCTCATAAAATACATAGAATCATATATCAACTAACAAAGGTAGTATTAACTTCAGATATATGTTTATGTCATAAAGATGATAATAAATTAAATGTTCACCCAGATAATTTATTTGAAGGTTCCAGAATAGACAATAATAATGATAAAGCCGAGAAATTCCGAACTAATTCTGATTTAAGTGAAGAAGATATTCTCCATATTGTAGAATTGTATGATATACATAAATGGACACAAAAAGAAATTGGTGAGAAATTCCAAATCAGTCAAGTACAAGTAGGGAGAATATTGAGACGAGAATGCTTTAAACATGTGGAGCGTAAAATATTCCCAGGTGTTGTCATCAAATCTCGTACAATGGTTGGAAGTTCGCACAAGAATAGTAAAGTATCTGACGAACAAGTATTAGAAATAAGAAGATTATGGAGTGAAGGAGTAAGTAAAGGAGAATTATCTAGACGTTATAGTTTGGATAGAAAAACTGTTTCGGATATGGTAGAAAGACGTACTTGGAAACATATTTAATTAAGAACATGAAACCAACAAAAGAAGAAATAATTTTATTAGCAAAAACAAGTTGTAGTCGTACAGATATGGCTATGCAGTTAGGTATTACAGTACCAGAAATTTGTGATTTGATTAAAGAATATGGGATACTAAACAAACAACTTCATTATATGCCGAACCATAAAGTTCGTGAGTTGAGAGGAGTCGATCCTGCTAATAATTATTCACAAATTAAAAAAGTAGATCTGGTAGTTAATACAAAACCAGATGAAGTCTGGAAAGACTTACCAGAAGGTAAATTAGAAGAATTGTCTCAAAAAATATATGAAGACATTATGGTTACTGCGAATGGTGCGGAATTTACTGCATTATATCAAACTTGTGTGGGATATGTGAAGCTATGAATACTAAACTAAAATATTATTGTTTTCAATATCAGCTACCCTTATTATCTGGTGTAGTGATTGTTTATAAACAACCATATGAAACCATATTACAGACAGCCACTATACAATTAAGGAATCGATTGAGGATGCAATTGCCATTAGGTTACGATCACTTTTCATTAGTAGGTGAAGGATATATAGAAATCGATGATTGACAATAATTAATTTTAGTGATACGATAGTATTAAAATAAGGAAATTGAAACATGTCTGCACAGTATGTTAGCTGCAAACTTTTCGGAAATATTATATATTATATTGGGTATCAGGATGGGAAAAGGGTTCAATTCAAAGAACCAATTTCCCCATCTTTATATCTAAAATCAAATACTCCCACTGATTATAAAACTTTATCTGGCGAATTTGTATCACCAAAATCCTTCAATACCGTCAAAGAAGCAAAGGATTTTATTAAGGAGTACGAGTATGTAACTGATTTCAAAGTGTATGGTTATGAGAAATTTAACTATATATGGTTATCAGAAAAGTTTCCAGAAATTATTAAATTTAATAATGAACTGGTCAGGAAGTTCTATTTGGATATCGAAACTACCAGCGAATATGGATTTCCCAATGTAAACGATCCACAAGAGAGTATAATTTGTCTTACTTTATACGATTCATATACAAAGATATACAATGTGTATGGTATTGCAGATATAACTTTAGAAGAAGTAGATACGGTGTATCACCAATATAGCACTGAACCTGATATGCTGATTGGGTTTCTTAATTATTGGAAAGATAATTATCCAGATGTTCTTTCTAGTTGGAATGGTATAAAATTTGATATTCCCTATATAATTAATCGAATCAATCTAGTCTTGGGTGAATCATATAGCAAGAAGTTGTCACCTTGGGGTAGGATTCATACTAAAAAGGATTATGATTTTGGTAATGAATATACTGTGTATGAGATCGTAGGGGTATCTCACTTAGATTATATGCAGCTTTACAAAAAGTTTACATATAAGAATCAAGAAAGTTATTCATTGGATCATATTGCTAATGTGGAATTGGGGGCAGAAAAGTTAGATCATAGCGAGTATGGTAGTTGGATTTCATTCTACACTGAAAACATTTTCAAATTTACTTCTTATAATTTACAAGATGTACGATTACTCCGGCGATTAGAAGAAAAGATGGGTCTACTAGACTTAGCATTAGTAGTATCATATGATGCCAAAATTAATTTCTCTGATGTATATTCTCAAGTATGTTGCTGGGATAATATTATCTATAATTACCTCAAAGAAAGAAATATAGTAGTTCCTTCTAAAGCTTATAATACCAAAGATGACAAATTTGATGGTGCATTTGTCAAAGAACCTAACCCTGGTATGTATAGTTGGGTTGTGTCATTCGATTTGGCATCTCTGTATCCTCACATTATCCAACTGCTTAATATCTCCCCAGAGACTATACGAGGATTTGACCCACAAATAACAATAGAAAAGGTATTGAATGAAAGTTTAGACTTCTCTCGATACACCGATTATTGTATTTCTCCTTCTGGTACGTTGTATGATCGTACTAGTGAAGGTATGTTATCTCAACTAATGTCAAAGTACTATAGTGAACGAAAACATTATAAAAAATTACAAAAAGAAGCAGAAAAGGAATATCAAATTAATCCTACCGAGCAATTAGCGATAGATATATCTACCTACAATAACATACAGCTTGCCAAAAAAATTGCCATGAATAGTGCTTATGGTGTTCTAGGATCGCCATATTTCAGGTATTATAACTTAGCAAACGCTACTTCAATTACGCATACTGGACAAGTCGCTATTCGTTGCGCGAGTGACAGAATTAACATATTTATTTCTGAACTAGTAGGCAAGAGTAAAGACCGTATTATTGCTAACGATACAGATTCTATGTTTATTGATTTTAACGATTTAGTATTGGCTAAATGTGAAGGTATGAATAATGAGCAAATAGTTGATTATTTGGACGAATATTGTCAAGCTATTATCAGTCCAAAGATATCAGAAATATATGACGAACTGGGAGAATATTTGCATGTGTATAAGCAGTGTCTTACGATGGTTCGGGACACGATTTCTAGTAAATTCTTGATTACTGGTAAAAAACGATACATATCTAATGTTTATGATGCAGAAGGGGTGCGCTACAAAGAACCAAAATTAAAGGTAGTTGGATTAGAAGTAGTACGTTCGTCTACTCCTAAGTGTTTTCGAGATAAGTTGAACTCTGCATATTCTGTTATCATCAATTCTAATAATTCAGAATTGATTGAATATGTAGATCGGGTACGGTCTGATAGCAAAAAGCTAACTTCTGCCGAAATTGGTGTTGCGCGTGGAGTGTCTGATGTGAACAAGTATACGGATCCGTATAGTAATGGATACATAAAAGGGACACCTATTGGTGCAAGGTCTGCAATTGTATATAATGGATATATTCTTGTTAATAATTTGGAAAAAAAATATCAATTAATCAAAAATGGTGATAAAATTAAAACGGTATATCTAAAGATGCCCAATCCCATCCACGAGAATATTATTGCCTTTTTTGGCAGCATACCGCCAGAAATGGGGTTAGAGCAGTATGTGGATCACGACTTAATGCTAGAGAAATGTTTCTTAACTCCCCTAGAGGGCGTTCTAAATGTTGTAGGATGGGAATTAACTGAATCCAATACACTAGAAGATTTGCTGTTCTAGTGTATTGGTTATCCGCCAAATGGCGGATAACCATTTTATGGAGATGGTGTCATAATATATAAGTAGCGAAAGATTAATTGTCAAGAACCACGGGGTTAACCCCGTGGCTTGGGTATAACAATATATCTAACTCAAGTCTTGTCTAGATCATTTGTGGTCTGACCACATCTACAATACATATCCTGGCACATACGTTCAGATATTTTCCTAGGCTGTACCTCTATAAATCTAATTGTTTAGATTCTATTAAATAGGACATCTTGGATATGTTGGTCTAAGGAACTTGTAACTTTATTAGTAAGTACGGGTCATTCAAATATTAATAACAATGAACTATAAAAGTTTGTCCGCAGTCTATCGAGAATATTTTAAATTTCGAGAAATGTCTAAATATAACCTCATTCGTTATATACCCACTGGTGATTTTCCAATGTTTGATTATGATAGTGGATTACTATCGATCAAATTACGTCAGTCTATAAAATATGTAAAAAATATTAAACAAAATGGTGCGGCAGTTAATGTGACTATTAATAACATTGATGATGGTGATTGGTCAGCAGAAACTGTATTAATATCAGACGATGCAGATTTTGATTTTATATTCAACAAAGTTGAATACTACCTTAATAATTTATCAAAATTGCCAACTGTTTCCGAATTTTTATTAGAGTTATCAATTGCTGGAGAAACTATGTTCACATCACTACATAAACTATAATGGACACCAAATTAAAAACACTGATTTTTAGTATAAAAAACGATAAGCAAATGATTTGTAAACTAGTATCGCGCCGCAGGTATTTAATTAATAATGGGTTAACCGCAGAAGATGCAGCTAGACAAACTTTGGAAGAATATAATTATTAAATTTAATAACTCCCTGTTAATAATGGGGAGTTTTTTTATAAATATTAATACCAATATTTGGGGTTACAATGGCTAAATCACCGTACTTTAGAAATTCTTCGGAAAATGAGCAGAGATTATATGAAAACATCATCACTGAATCCATCTATATCATGGGTGAGGACATTCTATATCTTCCTCGCACAATTGTCAATTTTGATACTTTATTTGGTGAGGATATTCTGTCCAAATACACGGAATCTTTTTTATTAGAAGCATATATGGACAATCAAAACTCTGGGTTTGGGAATCAAGCTAACATTTTTGGTAAGTTTGGGATAGAAGTTAAGGATGAAGCAATATACACCATCTCTAAAACTAAGTTTGAGCAAGTGGTATTGGACAACAATCTTTCATCACTAACCAGACCATTGGAAGGGGATCTTATATATTCTATCGTTTCTAGAGAACTGTTTCAAATAAAGTTTGTTGAAGAAGAGAACCCCTATAGACAGTTCGGTAAGATACAAACGTACAAATTAAGTTGTGAAGCTTACAAATATAGCAATCAACGTATTAATACTGACATTGTGGAACGAGAAGCAAACGGGTTTAGCACTGCACTTACTATCACATTAGATGCTGGAGTTGGTGATTTTATTATTGGCGAAGCGGCAAATAATGGAACTGTTAATGGTAAGGTAGTTGACTGGAATATAGTCACTAGAGAATTGAAATTAATTGATATGAATGGTGCGGTGAATGAGATTTTACCTATAATTAGTGGTTCTACTGTCTGGAGTATTGCCAAATTTAAGACCACTGATGATACTAATATTTTGATGGATATAAATGATTTACTAGAGAAGAAGGCAGATACTATTGTAGATCAGAGCGAAGTCAATGCTTTAGGCAAAATCGTGACAAGTAATTTTATGAATAACTTTTAATTTTTTGTGTTATAATGATTATATACTTTATATTAGCAAATTATGATTCATTTCTGTAAAATATTAAATCTTTGGCAGTTCGATCAACCTAATCATAATGTATATAAAAAAATGCTAATAAAAAGATAGTTTATCGGAGATTTGGGTAAAAACCCCTTACGGGGTAATTAGATAGCAATTGTTCTGAGAAACGCAGAGGAATCCCTGAGCGAAGCGATGCTTTAGCACAGGGAGGTATGTCAAAATCAATTAATTGAAGCACATCTAGAGAATCAAGCAACATGGGGTAAACCTATTCTGCTCTGAGAGAGGTCTAGGATGCCCCACAACGCACCATAACTCTAAATATGAATACAAGTATCAAAATATAAAAATGTTAGGAAATAGATGGTTTTATAACGAATCAATTAAACGAATTATTATAGCATTCGGCACTCTATTCTCGAACATTGAATTACGAAGATATGACAAGACCAACACATTGATCCAAACTATCAAAGTCCCGATCCACTACTCGAACAGAGACCGCCTTCTAGCGAGGGCACTAGAAGTACCAGATCTGGAAGATACTACTTTGATTGGAATGAAGTATCCTCAGATCGTTTTTGAGATGATCTCGCTCCAATACGATCCAGAACGAAAACTGAATACCTTAAACAAACTCTACAATTGCAGTATTGATGGGAAGTCCTCAACTTTAGTACCAGTGCCCTACAATTTAGATTTTGAAGTCAATATACTCACTATTTCTAATGATGATGTTCTACAAATAGTCGAACAAATATTACCATACTTTACTCCCACATTCACTATAAATATAGTCAGTACGGCAGGATTCCCAAGTACAGAAGTACCAATCACCCTGAATAATATTAATTATAGTGATAGTTATGCGGGGAATTATATGGATTCCACTAGAGAAATTATATATACATTAAGATTTACGGCTAGTGGTAATATATTTGGAGCAATTACTGATAACAGTAATAAGTTGATTAAACATGTAACCGTAAATATAAATACAGTCAATAATAGTGTCGTGCCTGCATCTACATTAGTAGTAACGCCAGTAGCTAAGACCGATCTGAATAATGATGGGGCAATAAATCAATTAGATAATAATTTATTAACTGCTACTAGTGATTTTGGATTCGCATTGGCAATAAATTAGCTGAACTAAATATAAATATTAAATTTAATAATTTTATGCCAATATTAATTTCTGATGATACTAGAGTTAGAGTTTATAATTCGGTAAATACTATACATTATATCGAATTTACATTTATTAGAACTGGTAGTACAGACAATCCATTGACTATTTTTTATAGATTTACTGATAGTAATAATGTTGGTGCGATTTCTGCCAAAATTCCCATCGTCATCCCCGCCGGATCTAATACTACTACATTAACTATTAATCCTCGCACAACTAATCTTACTCAATTGTATGAGGCTATTTCTTTAACATTAGTGGATAGTGCTGATTATGCTGTAGATACTATTACCCCAATTATAGTAAATATAATTAAAGATGTCGGGGTCAGTGTATCTGCCACTATTTCTACTGCTGATGAAAATAGTGCTACCAATCTAGTATATACATTTACTAGAACTGGGTATAACAATTATGACTTGGTGGTAAATTATATATTAAGCGGTTCTTGTACTAATGGTTTTGATTATGCGTTATTACCTGATAATATTATAATACCTGCGGGATCTGATACTGCCACCCTGATAATCGATCCTACTTCTGATAATATTGTAGAATTTACAGAAACGATTTCTGTAGAATTACTTGATGATACAGAATATATTAAAAATACTGTTAATCCAGTTGTTGTAAATATTATTAATTTTGAGTTGGTAAGTAATATTCAGGTTAGTGTTACTGCATCTACGGCAACTATTGTTGAAAATGAAGTATTAAATGCTACATATACATTCACAAGAAGTGGTTCCACTGCTAATCCTCTAACTATTAATTACACATTAGGTGGTACTGCGGTTAATGGTGTTGATTATGAATTAATTAGTACCTCAGCTATATTTGCTACCAATTCTTCTACCACCACACTAGTAATCAATCCTATTGTTGATAATGTTGAAGAGGAAACAGAAACAATATCATTAAATTTAATAAATGGTAGCGGATATATTTCTATTAGTATTAATCCGGTAATTATTAATTTATTAAGTAATACTATTCCCGTTGATGTTAGTTTATTTGCGACTAATACTAATATCACTGAAGATGGAAACACCAATTCCGTATATACATTTACAAGAAATGGCGATATTACTAATCCATTGACGGTTAATTATATATTGGGTGGTACTGCTACCACTAGTGCAGATTATGTTGCGGTAGGTAATTCTATTATTTTTGGTGCCAATTCTGCTACTTCTACTTTGGTAATCGTTCCTATTGTGGATGCAGACAGCGAAGCAACGGAAACCGTTTCTATTACATTAGTCGATGGTAGTGGATATGTGTCTATTACTCCCGATCCGGTAAGTATTAATATTTTAGATAGTACTACTGCACTTCCTGAAATCACCACTGTTGCTAGTACTACGAGCATTGTTGAAAATGAAGTAGTAAATGCTACATATACATTCACAAGAAGTGGTTCCACTACTAATCCTTTAACTATTAATTACACATTAGGTGGTACTGCTACTGATGGGGTTGATTATACAGTAATTAATTCTTCTGTCATAATTGCTGCTGGTTCTGCCACTGCTGAATTAATAATTGATCCTACTATTGATAACGTAGCAGAACCAACTGAAAATATTCAATTAACTGTGCTAGGCAGTAGCGAATATACCGTTATTACTCCTAATCCCGTTACTATTAATCTTAACGATTCTCTTGCTGGTGTGATTATGAATGCAGCTAATTTTCCTGTTGTTGTGGAAAATGATGACTTCATTGGGACGTTCACATTACAAAGAACTGGTTCCAATACTAATCCTCTAACTATTAATTACACATTAGGTGGTACTGCGGTTAATGGTGTTGATTATGAATTACTGGATAATACCGTCACATTTACTCGTGGTTCTGAATATGCCTTTATAACTATACGTCCTATTCTTGATGCGCTTAATGATGGTTCTGAGACAGTTACTATTACATTAGTTGCTGGAGGTGGATACGAAATACTTACACCAGACATATTTATTATGACTATTATTGATCCTACTGATGTTAGTGTGGTTGCTAATGCTAATAACACTGGATTTACTTTTACGAGGACTGATGGTAATACTAGTATTATGAGCGTTAATTATATATTAGGTGGTATTGCGGTTAATGGTATTGATTATGAATTAGTTGACACAGTTATTACATTTGATAATAATAATATTCTTACCACAGAATTAATAATTACTCCTATTACTGGTGCTTTTGTAGAAGGTAATAAGACGGTTACTCTTACTTTGGTTTCTGGTAATAATTATTTAATAGCTACTCCTGACCCAGTGAGTATCAGTATAATTGATGTATGAGGCATATCATTGGTGAGAAATGCTGCAAAGCAGCTGTCACCAATGATATATCCAAAATGATTTTAATTAGCATATTTGAATAATTTGATACTACTACCGCGGTCGCGGTAGTGATTGGAATCACAGTCGGCAGAACATGGAAACATGTAACAATTTGATATAAATATAGTCAGATTCAAAAAAAAATAAAATGTCAATATTTGATAAACTTACAGAATCATTGGACATAGAAAATGTGTCTATTACCCCAGTAGAGGTTGTAGATGCCGAACCTATTACTACTACTATTGGTGACACATCTATAAATACTAATCTAGATGTAGATTATGTTCGTACCAGAAGCAATTTACATGCTCTTTCAGAAAAACTAAACGGATTGATCGACAATGCAATAGATGTCGCCCAAGCATCAGAAACTCCCCGCGCATATGAAGTCGCTGGTGGGTTGGTGAGAGAGGCGGTTGAACTGAATTTATCTTTGATCAAATTGGCGAATGAAGTCAAAAAGGTCAAAGGATTGAATGGCGGCAATACTAACAATACTACTAATAATAGTATTTTCGTTGGAAGTACGGCGCAGTTATTAAAATTTATAAATAAGAAATCTGATATATAAAAATATTTATGTTATAATAGTAATGTTGTCATTACTATTATTTTTTATGGACAAACGACTTATTAACAAACAATATTGGACAAAATTGGAATAATATCGCTAATCACTACCGTATCGATTGGCGTTACCACATCTATCACTACTGGATCGACTACTTCTTCCTCTATGGAAATATCATCAATGATTACAATATCATCAACAGACACCACTGGGGGCAATACTACTGGCACTAATATACCCCCAGTATTATCTATGTCTAGCGTATCTGGTATAGTCACAATAGTTAGATCGTTAGTATCCACATTTAGATCAAATTCGCCAGTTTTAGGATCTATCGTACCTACATTGGAATCCATATTCCAAGAATATACATCCCCATCCGATGTATACTTCTGCTTCTCTACTATTCCACTATCTCCTACAGACACAATTCTATAGTTTGTCCCATTCTGATTATAGGATTTACTCATCAGGGAAAATAATTTGCAGTTATCTGATTTAATCTTGTTGCCAATATTTCCCTTATAATTACCATTATTACTACTCAACTCATCCACTAGCACTAGTTTAATTTTTGCCGATAGGATGGATTTGTCCAAATTATAAATGATTGATTCTAACCTATTACCATAAAAACCATTAGCAAAGTCTTCTGTGGCGACGTAATCGTTTATTGCAGTACTAATTTTTTCTATTAGTTTATCGATATAAGTAGGCAATTTCTTCAGATCATATTTGATATAAGATCGGATCTTCAATTTGGTATACTTTGCGTCCTCTATGATGATTATATTTGTTAAGTTGTATCGCTTCAAAAATTGTAATATATTGTTTTTCTGTACTTGATTCAGCTTATTTCCATCTTTATTTTGTATAATTAGCTTCACATGACCGTATCTTGGTGGTACTAATGTTTCTCCACCAATGACCATCACTGAGTTGATAAAAGGGAAATGTTCTATCAACAACGCTTGATAGTCACTAGCTACTACTGCTCTATCCTGTGCAGTATACAAATTTCTAGCATTAAATTTGATCTGTTTAAGCGGCTGGCTATCTGTCCCACCACTACTAACAGCAATTGTTCCTACTGTAATATCTCCTAATGGTACTATTATACCAATTGCATTGTTGTCAAAGTAGTATTTGATGTTTCCTACAAATGTACCTTGATTAATATTATTACCATTAGAACCATTATTAGTGAGGTATGATACTGTTACCGTATCACCAATATTCGGAGATTTTCCCAAAATATTACCACCAAATTGAATTTCTATGTTTTGATCTTGTATTAAAGAGACATAGAATGTTGTATCTGTAGCGTTATTTCGGTCAAATTTAGTATAATTTATCCCATTTGATGTAACTCGAATTGTGTTGATGTCGATTTTGTCATTGAACAGAATGATTCGATCTGCATCTTCTTCACCATAAATGTAAGAATTTGTTAGCAATACACCTTCACTTAGCGTTAATGTAGTTGTTACATTACCATTTGTTGCTGGCAAGATCTTTCTATCTACATTATTGAATGTGTAACCAATGTTGTCTGTAGATTTAGTGCCGACAAACATTATTCCTGATGGAATCTCTACAAATTTTGCACCAGCGGGAACGGTGAACGTGAGTGGCAAATCTAGAAGTGCTGAAGAATAGTTGTTAGGTGTGTATCCGAGTTCATTCGCTTTAGCTGTGACATTATCTCGTAATGTTGCAGTTTCTAACGATAATTCATTTAATGCTAAGTTGAGTTGAAACTGACTTAGAAATGTATTATACGCAAGCAAATTTATCAGTTGAGTGATATTTGAACCATTATAGTCATAATCACTAAATGTAGTGTTATCTTTCAAAAATAGCTTTAGATCTGTTTTAATGCTTTCGTAGTCGAGATTAGTCAACGGGGAGATCTTCATTCTATTAAATTTAATAATTCTATAGATATTTATGATTGCGATACATCAATATCTGTGTTATGATGATTATATACTTTATTATATTAAAATGATTTACTACGACACAACGCTGGATTTATGGCAGTTCAATCAACCTCATCATAATGTAGACAATGGTTACAATTTAATATATAATCAATTCTTTACTTATGACCAACTGTATGTACTCAATACTAATACTGGTATATTATATACTAATTCTATAGATCTTGATAAAGTAGATCTATTAAAACTATATAATTTTAATCCTAATAATACAGGTAGATTTCTAACATATAAAAATGGACAAACTGTAAAAATTCATGAATTAATAGTTGGATTGAAGACTAATAATAATTGGGTGATCAATCATATCGACGGAGATCCTAGTAATAACAAATTATCTAATTTAGAAGTAGTCACTCAATGGTTTAATATAGCATTAATGAAGAAGTCATCTGGACTCCCTATTGGTATAAAATGTGCTAATGGTGGTAGTAGTAGCTATAAAACACAAATTCGTATGCCAAGAGTAAATGGTGAGAGAATAAGTTTTGGTTCACAATCAATAAATTACCTTCAAAATATTCACTATCAGTTCGGCATCAAATCAGGTTTAGTATTGCCAGAACGATACCTCAAAGAAACTCCTAATTGGTTGCCAGATCATACTATCCAATTCTCACCAAAACATCAGATAAAACTAGACCAATTAATTGAAGCACATTTAGAAAATCAAGCATCTTGGGAACAACCTATTATGCTCCCAGAGGGGTCTAGAATGCCCTACACCGCATAGAAACTCTAAATATGACTATTAGTATCAAAACATAAAAATTATGCCAGACTTGGATTTATCATTCAGCCAAACTAATAGTCACGATATCACAATCTTAAATACAAAAGCAGCCGTAAAAGCATCAGTAAAAAATATTATACTCACCGAAAGAGGTAGTGCAATTTTCCAACCTTATTACGGTACATCACTATCAAAATATTTATTTGAAGTTGCAGACAACAATCTTGGGAACGAAATACTTGAAGAGATCAGAACCTCCTTGACGTTATGGGAGAATCGTGTTATTATAGAAAAAATAGAAGTTATTTTAGAAGATGATAATATTACATTATCTGTTTATCTAGAATACACTATTAAACAACTGGAAGAAACAGATTCATTCACTGTAAACTTAGTGAGAGATAGATAAACAGACATGACGCTCCAGAATAGTTACAAAAAAACTTTAACAATTAACCCACCCCTACCCATATTTTATACTGACGACACCACATTTGCCCATGTTTTCGTCATCCCATCAAATCAATTAACTCTTAATCTGTCCACGGCTAATAAAGCAGATACTCGAACAGAATCTACCCCAGAAAACGTAGATAACTATACATTAGATTTACAAGGCACTATTCAATTAGTTGCTACTGCTATATCTGTAATACCTAATCCTAATGCTACCATTTATTATGCAGATATGACTACTAATGCAGTCATATTTGACTACATTATAAACCCAAGGTCTAATAAAAACTTACTAAAATTGGGTGATACATTTAATAATGGAATTATTACAAAAGTGGTTAATTTGTTTGACAAATATTCATATTTTGAATATACTGGCACTGCTACTTTTACTGTCAATCAGGTTATCACAGTTAATGGAATTCAAGTCATAATATTAGCTGGAAAAGGAATATTAGATCGTGCTGGAGTAGTTGGTAAATATTCCACAGATTATAAAAATATATCGTATTATGCCAAATTTACACCAAATTTACCTACAAATTCAGATTCGGTGAGTAATTTTAGTAATTATGATCTAAAATTGCCAAATCCCTATACTGAACAAAATAATACCAAATATGTGGATAATTCGCAAATTGTCCCCATCTCCACCCCAAATAACAGATTATCTACTGCTAATAGTATATTATCTACTGCTAATAGTCACATCTCATCTATTGCAGATCTCAATGGTGCAACATTTGTCAAAAATGATAGTCCTGTAGATGGTATCAGTAATATAGATAATCCTATAGTAGTGACTTCTTGGCTGGATATCCCCATCAAAACTAATATTGTTGGTTTCGGCGTTAGTAACATTACCCCCAAAAATAACGATTTTACTTATGTTTCTCCTAGTTTTGGGGCAATAACTATTAAATTTAATAGGTTCTATTCACCAATTCCTATCACTAACCCTCCTGCTACTACTCTTAATTCTCGTGTCATTGATGGCTGGCTGTTACATACTTATAACTATACCACTACTGTCACTCCAAATATAGATCCACAAGTACCTGATGATATTACATATTCTGCACCTCCATCTATAAGATACAATAAAGATGCCAATAATTATGTCAATTTTGTAGGATATACTAATAACACTACCACTAATGTATTATTTGCTGGTAATGATGTAGTTTATGAAACTACTACTCATGTATTAGACTACGATATCGAACCATATGGTTCGTCTAATGTTACTAATTTGCGCGACATCCAAAATCAGATCGATATTTCTACAAAATACAGCTTTGGTGCAGAAAAAATAAAATTAGTTAACGATATTGGTGGTAATTATGAATACCCCACTCCTGCCATTACTACGATGACTACCGATTTGCTAATTGGTCAAAGAGTCATTAATGTTGTTGACACTAGTGAATTCATGAGTTCTGGTTATTTACAATTGAACAAATTTAATGTAACCTTTACCACTAGTGGTTCTAATGAAATTAGAAATTATGAATATGTAGGAAGTGAAATAGTATATTATTCTATGAAAACTTTAACATCTTTTTGGATTGATGCGAATACTCAATATAGCTACGAAGAAATAGGTTCTAACGAAATAAATAATTGGTTTGCTGAGGTGGTGCAGATTTTCCCATTTATTTGATATCTGTGTTATGATGTTCTTATAGCATAATTGTACTCAGCAATTATATATTTTTCAATAGAGTCCCTATCTTTAATTGCAGTTACCCACACGCCAGATCCCATGTACGAATCTAATTGTGGTTCTACTTTAGAAGTCCTTCTGCCTACATAATATTGCCCATTTTTGTGTCGAATGATATAAGTGTAATAGTATTTCTTATTTTTATCCATAAAAAATAATAGGAATGACAACATTCCTATTATAACACAAATTTTAATTATTTGTCATCAGAGTTCAATTATGAGAAGTATCTGCTCTGTTTGATCGAGACTTCTATTGATCGCCCCCCTGTTTTCTATGTAAAGTATTTCACCAGAATATTTTTCGATCTCGCTAGTGGAATATCCATTAATGAAAGTATTGTAATTCAATACACCATTAAAAGCAATTTCAGGAACTCCAGTCAACCCACCAGCAGTTACAGTATTTGCGCCAGCAAAGTCATCAACAACAAAATTGTTTTGAAACTGATTCTGATACACAGACAATATCTTATTAACTACATCCCACGCCACTACATTACCAATTGCGCCAGTTATAGCTTGCACAACTCGCTCACCTAACACAAACGTACCTACGAAAGTATTAGGAAATTTGATACGAGTGGTACAATTACCAGTAGCAGCATCAAATAATGTATCCGTGCCAGCAACTTTTGGATTTATGAACAAACCAAACTGACGATACTGGATATTTACGGGAATATCTTGATCGATAGATTCTAATTTGGGAGCGATAACTACGCGATGAGCGAACAATTCTTTTTCCGGATCGCTCCCATGCCCTAATATTGGTGGAATAATTACTTCCAAATACTGTACTGAATTATTAATAGTGCCAATATTAGAAGGAATGGTACACAGAATGTCACTAAAGACAGCACCCAAATTAACTTTAGCATAAGTATAATCAGTACCACCAGAAATAACAGATACACTACCAATTTTTTGATTAAATGGGTCTAAAGTATCATTGGGAACAATAATTCTAATAATCCCACCTTCACCATTACCAATAATTCTGGAGTAATATGTACCTGGAGTCAGGTTTGTACCTCTATTAAGGATATTCAATTGAGAAATTGAACCAGGAGCAGCAGCAATGCTAACAACACTATCTACTAGTACAGGAATATAATTGTTATTTGCAAATTTCAATACTTGATTAGTGGTCAGAGAGAATAAATATTTCCATTTATATCCATCTGACGTAGTGACAATAGCGGTAGAAGAACCTATTACAGTAGGTTCCGACCCGATAGTAGTTGGTATCCCTAATGGAGTTTCTGGGGTTTGTCCGTTATATATACATTTAAAAACTTGAAATTGGCTGTTGACTATGTAAAAATTACTATCCGCCAAAATAGTAGAACCAGTGGCGGTAGGATTATTTTGAGAGTAATTATGCTTATACATATCATAAATTACGCCTGGTTGCCATACAATTTTCTTAATCACAAGCGAGAGATCGGTAGAATTAATTTTCTTAATCCCGATCATATTATTGTGACTATTCACAAATTCAGCAGAATTGTCATTAGGCACTGGGGGGGTTAATTCACTGACGGCAGGATTACCAGCATACTCTTCAGACTGCCATTGTTGTGGTCTAGAGATGAAGAGATATAAATTGTCAGTGGCGGCAAGAGATAAAAAATTCTTTGCAATAGCAGTACGAAATTGATTTGTAATGATTGAACTCATTTTATTAAATTTAATATTTATACAGATATTTATATTAAACTAAATATTAAAAAGAATACAAAAATTTCTAGTATGACCGACAAAATCAACACAAACATCCCACCGTATCATGATGATTTTGGCAAATCCAAAAATTATCACCAAGTATTATTTAAACCAGGATATCCGATCCAAGCTAGAGAATTAAATAATCTACAAAGTATTGCTCAGAATCAAATAAAATCTTTATCTGATGTACAATACCAAAATGGAGATTTGATTTCTGGTGGTGAGATTACTCATGACAAAGAGGTAGATGTAGTATTATTAAATGATCTATTTAATGGCAATACACCCGATGTAGAAATAAATAAACTAATTGGCAAAACTATTAAAGGTAATACTACAAACGTACAAGCCATAGTAGTTGCATATGTAAGCAAAAAGAATAGTACTATATCCAAACCATCATTATATGTAAAATATGTTAGTGGTGGTACTGTATTGATGGGAGTACAATATAACAAATTTGCAGATAATGAAATATTGTCATTCAATAATATTAAATTTGCCACAACTATTAGCACGAATAGTACACTATATAATTCAAGTATAGTACACGTAAATCAGGGCACATTTTATTGGGACGGGTACTATACCAACCTGAACAATACTAGTGTGGTATTAGATCAATACACCAACACAGGTAATTATAGTATTGGGATACAATTTACTCCTAAATTTGTCACTGCTGTAGATGACGCAACTTTAACAGATAATGCGAATGGATTCAATAATTGTGCTGCTGTTGGAGCAGACAGATTACAAATATTAGCAAATGTAGTAAAACTTACTTATGGTTCCGCCATTCCTACTAATTACACAGAGTTAGTACAAATATTGAATGGAAATATCAATTACAAAATCGATGTAAGTGTAAATACTCAAATTATTGATGCAATTGCGGTTCAGACTTACAAACAAGCTGGCAATTATGTACTCAAGGATTTTGACATTAATGTATACCCAACACTAGATAATTTATTTAATAATGGTGTATATAAAGTAAATGAGGTAGACGATCAAAATAGAACAGTAATCAATGTAGATCCATTGGTGAGTGAACCAAATAAGATCAATGGAAATGATTACTTTTCTGTGGAATTGTCTGCTGGCGATGCTGTAGTAAAGGGGTACAATTACAAGTTTCCAGATAAACAATTAATAACCGTAGACCTACCCACCAAAACAAACCGAAGAATAAATCACCAATCATTCATAGATTGTGGGTCTTATCTTGAAATTAGTGGCATAGGCGGTATGTTAGATGTATCATCATCACCACAAAATATAAATTTATATAGTACTAGCACTGTAGCTACCCCATCGAAGATTATTGGGGTAGCCAAAGCCGTATCGATTAATTATCTTCAAAATTCGGTGAGACTGTATGTGATAGATTTATCCACTCACACCGATTTAAGAGTAAGTGGGGCATTAACTAATATCGTCTATGGCGATCATGTGACTGGAACAATTTCTGGTTCTTCTGGATATGTATATTCAGTAGTTGGTGATATGATTACGTTGGAGAACAATACAGGTACATTTATTTTGAACGAACCAATTATTAACTCAAAAAACAATATCATCAACAATATATTGGAAATAAGAGATTACTTGATTGATGATATTAGAAGTATTGGTAGAGTCGGATTTGCGGCATCAACATTAAAAACAGAATTTGTTTTGACTGGTAGCAACTTCAATGTCAATGGCACAACCTTAACGGGTATTAATTCTAAATTTATATCAGAATTACATGTTGGAAGTAATATAAATTTGGCTGGGGTTATTACCACAGTTGATGGCATTTTAAATAATACTACTCTTTCTTTATCCAATAGCTTTACTTCTCAAAATATTGATACCATCTACAAATCTGTTACTATACTAAAAAGTAATAACAAAAACTTATATGTGCCATTAACAGATAAGAATATCAAAGACACCACCAACAAAACTATTTCTATTATAAGAAACAGTTCAATATCGTTCACAAATAATGTGGGCGTACTGCCAAATCAAAATATTAATGAAATTTATAGTGGAGATACGCTAGTGCAGACCAGTGTAGGAAGTTTTGTTGGTACATTTACAGGGATTAACACAATAACTTTAGTAAATCTAGGAGTGCCCTTTACTGGGAATGGGTTAGTTTCTTATACCGTAGAATTACTCACCCCAACCATTACTACTAATACTTTAATACAAAATAAAGTAATAAAGTACATTAAGTCAAAAACTGATGTAGTTCCTTCTGACTATGGTATTCGTTATGATGATCCTGAACTATCTTTAGGATATAGTAATGTGAGTAATGTATTGGCAGTCAGATATTCTAACAATGACAATACCAATAACAACTACACTAATGAATGTTTCGACAATATCACTATATCCAACAATTCATTATTTAATGTAGGTGATATTGTTTATAACAAGAATATAAAAGCCAAAATAATAGGCATAACTGGTAATATATTAAATTTAATATATTACAGTAGCAATCATTTTAATATTGCTGATACAGCGTTCAATTGGAATACTGCAACTACTAGTACAGTGACAAATGTATATAGAGGAAATTATATTGATGTAACTGGCAATTACAAATTAATAAAAAATAGTAATAATAACATTCATGACATCGACAAATTGACCATAATCAATAATAGTAACATACCCACCAATCATTTAGTAGTGGTGTTTGATTATTTTAACACTAGTATAGGAGATATAACGAGTATTGATTCTTACATCAACCCAACTGATGATATAGAGACTAATATAATCGATTTGAGATACTATGCTAAATCTCCAACAATTGTTGGACTAGGCAATCTCCTATCCCCATATAGTTTGTTGTATAGTGGTCTAAACCCCAGCACCAGACTATTAAAACTAAGATCATTTCCTGCACCAAGCACCATACTAAAAGGTGATTATAATTATTACACTCCTAGAACAGATTTACTAATAATAGATACTACTGGTAAATGTAGAATAATTAGTGGTATTTCGGCAAACAATCCAAATAATCCCGATCTGCCACAAGATTGTTTGGCGATAGCAACATTACAAATCCCACCAGTAGTTAAAGCTATTAGTGACATTAAAACTGTGGTGTATCCAAACAAGAGATACACTATGGAAGATATTGGAAATTTAGAAAAAAGAATAAAAAATACAGAAAATGAAATAGCATTAAACAAATTAGAATCTACTGCCAATAATACAGTATTACTAGACAATACTGGAATAGTTCGACTAAAGACTGGATTTGTGGTAGATGAATTTTTAAATTACCAATTATCCGACATAAGTAATTTAGCATATAAAAGCAGCATAAATCCCGATGATCAAACTTTAGTACCAAAGACTGCAAGTAAAAATATAAAATTGAAAATTAATAATGGTAGTTACAAAATAAGCAATAATTTAATCAGTCTACCATATACTGAGGCAACATTTATCGAACAAAATAACAAAAATTATGTATTGAAGGTCAATCCATATGCGTTGAATAATTGGGAAGGTGTTATAAACACTCATCCTAGTTCTGACAATTGGTTTTATGGAGATTACTCTGACAAAGAAAATTGGTTGCCTATCACCAGCAACAAATCTACTAAGAAAAATACTAACACCAACAATTACTTAAAACAACAAACTATAAAAATAAATATAGATGCACTAAAACCAAACACTAAACTGGATGTATATATAAATTCAAAAAATATTACAGATCTAGTAGTACCCTCTACTTGTGTAATTAAAAAGGATGGTACTAATGGCACTAATACTATATCATTTGTAGTTGGTGAAAAATTGTTGTGGAGAAATGTCAATACTAGAGTATTAACAGGTTCAAGATATCAGCCAACAGTACTATCAAATTATATATCCGCCAAAGTAGATAGTTTATCTAGTGGAGTGTACACTGGCACCACTAACACCATAAAAATAAATTGGAATGACGGGTATCAGTTTAATGTGGAGGATATTGGAGTCGGCACATACATCATTGGACAAACTTCGGGGGCAATTGCAATTTTGACAAACACTGATATCATTAGTGATGACAATGGTAATTTTGCAGGAAATGTATTTATTCCCAACCCAACTAAAAGCGATTACAAATTTTCAGTAGGAACACTAGTGTTATCCGCAATTGGTAATACTACATTTGCTAAAACCATATTTCAGTGTGGTGGCAATTCTAACATCGAAACTAAAGACATCATCTCACTAAGCATTCCTGAAAATAATGACACTAACATAATTCAAAATCAGATCAATGGTAATATCATCAACAATAATGGTTGGAATAGTCCAATAACTCAATCATTTAATAACAATATTGTTGGTGGCTGCTTTATCACCTCATTAGAACTATTCTTCAACAAAAAAGATAATTTCATCCCTTTAATAGTTCAGTTGAGAACTGTTGAAAATAACTATCCTACTGAAACTATTCTACCATACTCAGAAATAAGCGTAAATACAAAAGATATAGTTACCAGTAGTGATGGAAATACGCCTACTATTATTAAATTTAATAATATGGTATACTTAAAGGACAATACTCAATATTGTATTTGTGTACTATCTAACTCAAATAATTATGAAATATTCAGTAATGACTTTGAAGTAAAAAATACAACTGATATAGTTTCAATCAAAAATCCTAATATTTCCAATCTATACGTCCCACAAAACTATAAAAATTGGATCGCAGACAATAAGAAATCGATAAAATTCAAGTTGAATAAAGCAAAATTTAGTTTGACTGGAAATATTAATTTTAATAATGAAGACAATCTCCCAGAAATTATTGGAAATTATATAACCACAACAAAAAATAGCAACTTAGTTAGTGTATATTCCAAAAATCATGGGATGCACACCACTAATAACAGTGTGACTATAAAGAATATAGTGTCTAATTATATTCCAACTATATTGACTGATATTATTTCTGACACTCAGTATACAGTGGCTACAACGATACCAGTAGAAACTCCTGAATTGGTACCTCAATTTATAAATAATCTACCAATATCTATCACCAATCCAGGTTATATCAAAATAGATGATGAGATCCTATCATATATTAATGTGAATAATGGCACAAAATTAATCACTATCCCTGCTGGTGGTAGAGGTAAGAATAACACTTCAATCATTCAGCATTTAACAAATAGTGTAGTAGAGATTTATTCTATAAATGGTATTCCACTAGTAGAATTAAATAAAACCTTTACTTCGATTGTACCAATTGATTTAGATAATTTTGGGGTATACGCTATTTCTAGTGCCAATTATACGAATGTTTGTGGTGGGGATAATATTAGTGTTTCTGTCAATCACCAATATGAATCAGTCACACCAAACATATCTTATAAATATTTCCCAGAAACTAATGTTAATTTATCATTAATCGCCACTACTGGAACTAGTATTTCTAGTACTAATCTAATCCAACCATCATATATTCCATTTACTTCTGATCTGTCTATAGATAAAACTACTAATTTCAACAAACCATTATTGGTGGCATCTACCGATAATGAAGCGATATTGGGCACCAAATCTATGAAATTAAATATAGATATGTCCACCAGTAACGAAAATATCTCACCAATTATTGACTATGATAAATGTTCTGTAGTAGCTACCACCAATATAATTAATAATGTTGCTGGGAATGAGTTGTTACCTAATTATATTATGTCATCATTCGTATACATCACTAAACCTATATCATTAATTCTTCCGTCGCAAGCAATTACTATCATATTGGATGCAACTAGAAACGCCAGTGAGAGTATTGAAGTATATCTAAAGTTATCCAGAGAAGACAATTCTCCTAATTTTGATAATAATAACTTTGTATTGGTTCCATCTATTGTATACCCAGCCAATAGTGATTTTAAAGAGTTTAGATTTGAATTACGAAACATACCACAATACAAAAAATTTCAAATCAAGATTGTTTGTAAATCTGACAATCAAGCATCGTACCCAACCATAAAAAATCTTAGAATTATCAGTACTGCTTCTTAATATACAAAAATATGACCTTCTAATTGATTTTTAGAAGGTCATATTTTTATGATTATGACACTAGCACTCGTATTTATAGTTATCGTGCATTGTGGGGCATTCCAGACCCCTCTTAGAATCTAATAGGCTTATCCCAAGATGCCTGATTTTCTAAATGTGCTTCAATTAATTGGTCTAGTTTATTCTGCTGTTCTAGTGAGAATTGGATAGTAGAATCGGGCAACCAGTTAGGAGTTTCTTTGAGGTATCGTTCTGGAGACACTAATCCTGATTCTGTACCAAACTGAAAATGAATATTCTGGAGGGAATTAAGATCTTTAGAAGTAAAATTTATTTGCTTACCATTTACTCTTGGCATAATAACTTGTGTTTTATAGCTACTGCCATTGGCATATGTTATATTTATCGAAGTTTTGCCATACTAATAATAAACGATATAATCATTATAACATAAATATATAATAAATACAGCATTATAACTATGTACAAGATAATCTCTGAACCATCATTATGTAAAGACCCTATTACTGGTGCTATACTATTACAAGATAGTGATATGTATAAACAATATATAGATAATCTTGCTAATATTCAAAACAATAATCTCAGATTAGTTAATTTAGAAATTTCTGTAATAGAGTTGTCAGAAAGTTTATTAGAAATAACAACACTATTAAAACAATTACTACAAAAATGAAAACCATTATAAAGAATTATGAAGTTAAACAGTTTTCAACGTTTCTAGAAACAATCAAGATATTGAATGATAATCGCTCACCAAAAGACATTACCAGTTGGGCAATTTCTGGAGCAATACAAGGAGTGTACAATTCTTCAGAAACTATATATATATTATGTAATAAAACTAATCCATTATTAGGAGAATTTACTATAGAGTTGACTAATCTTACTACCTCTAGTATGGCGACTGGGCAATATGTATATGATATATCGACATTAGTAGATACAAACACAGTATACAGATTATATTCTGGCACAATAACCGTGACTCAAGGGGTGACTGACATATTAAATACAGCTATACCACCAACTAATGATGGTGATAATGACTATTTTATAGACGGGGGAAATTTTCCCTAACTAACACAAAATTATTAAATTTAATAAAATGTCAATAAATTCTCGCACAGCATTGTTTGATTACGCAAAAAAGAAATTAGGTGCGCCACTAATAGAAATAAATGTAGAGAATTCCCAGTTAGAACAACTTCTTGATGACGTACTCCAACTATACCAGGATCGTGTGTATGACGGCACAGAAGAGGTGTATCTTAAATATAAAATTACACAGCAAGATATTGATAACAAAAAGACACACACACAAATATTGAATCCTGGTGGATTGTCATTCTTTGACAATCAAAACTTTTTAATAGTTCCTGACTATATAATTGGCATTACTAGTGTTGCCAGAACAAATAATAATTACCTACATGACATGTTCGGTCGATCCCCCGAATTCTTCATAATGGAACAGTTTAACTTTTATGGTGGTCAGATGTTAGATCTGACTGATATTTATCTACTACGTCAAAGCATTGAAAACATTATAAATATATTGAATGCGGAAACTGCTATTAAATTTAATAGAAATAATGGTAGATTATATCTAGATTTTGATATTGAATCAATGTTAGATCGTTTTATAATTATTCAGTGTCAACGCGCACTCGATCCTGTTCAATTTGCGAAGATATATAATGATAGATTCGTCAAAGAATATTTCGCAATACTTGTCAAAATACAATTTGGGCAAAATCTAAGAAAATTTTCTAATATACAACTTCCTAGTGGGGTGATGTTTAACGCTGACTCACTATACAACGACGGTGTTCGAGAAAAAGAAGCATTTTTGGCGAAAATGTCATCAGAATGGGAGGAATATCCTATATTCATGATAGGCTAAATTTTTATATGTTGCCATATTTTATTTTTATTTATATTGCGTATAAATATTATTACTCAAACACTTATCCAAGCAAAAATAAAAATGGCAAGAAAAAAAGAACTGGAAAACTCTTTTCAATCGAATCCGCTCCTAAAAAGAATTGGTGTAGACATAGAATTTGATGAGGATAATGTAAACGAATTTATGAAGTGCAAAAAAGATATAAATTATTTTGCAAATAATTACATCAAAATCGTTACATTGGATAAAGGGTTGACAAATATAAAACTTTATAAATATCAGGAAAAATTGCTGAAGACGTTTGACCGCAACCGCTTCGTTGTCGTTAAGTATCCTTTTTTGTCCCCGATTGCCGCATAATCAATAAACTGGTTAGCTAATATTGGGGACAACCTCGTCAAAGCGGGAAATGTGTTACAGGTGACACCGCAATCACCATCAAAAACCGAATTACCGATGAAGTAAAAATTATAACTATTGCAGAATATTTCAACTCCATATAGTATAAGCCTCATCATGTAAAACTGAATAACACATAACACAAATCCCTGGATAACTCTGGGGATTTGTGTTATAATAATTATATTATCTTATAAATTAACTGTTATGTTAAATAGTGTAATATGTGTTAATTGTAATAACTTCTATGACAAATATAATTTAAGATTTCATGTTAAATCTCATGGATATCAAAATTTATCAGATTATAAAAAATTTCATAATATATATATATATCAAAAGAAATCAAAAGTATGTGAATATTGCAACAGGGAATTCGTACCAATTAAAAAAAAACAAACTTTGCGCGAATGGTGCATTGCATTTAATCTAAGCTACAATACAATACATTCCAGATATAGACAAGGTTGGGTAGTCCCTAAATTATTTAGTTCAATAAAAAGGAAAAAAATAGAAATTGGTGAGTTTTTTCGTGATTTATCTTGACAAAAACGAGAATCTGTTATATACTAGTAATAAGCCAACATTATTAATATATGATTGACAAACAACTGGCAGAAAATATCTTTAAACTACTCCTAGCAAGTGAAATCGCATATTACGAAGATGATCTACCAGCTAAGAGTGCAGCACAACAAGCAACAGCAATGGTAGAGTTTTTTAATGTGCTACAACCAACATTAAACAAAGAAGAACTAAAACAGATGGACAGACTGCGAGAATATCTTCCCAAACACCGCTAGAATGCCCTACAACGCACGAAAATTAATTTTTTGAGGAAAGCATCATGATTGAAAAAATAACCAAATTAAAAGAAAACTTCGCCACATTTGAACAAACATACGGCAGGTTGATGAGAAATACAGATGAAGATGGATACGAGTTTTGTGCAGAAGGAATTTTAGGACTTACTGCTGGTCTTGACATCAAAATTCATCCAGAACATAACGTCTCCATGTTTTGTATTAATGGGGTATATCTATATTTGAATATTCCTCATAATATCTATGATAATTTAGATTTGCCGTTGCTTATATCTACATCAAAATTAATAGGATGGGGGGAACAATTAAAGTTGACAAAAAAGCAAATTAAGGCTATTATGCAGGAAGGCGAACAAATTTGTTGGGCATCTTTGAACGATGGGGTCAGATTAACTTTTTCCCAATTTATTTTACTGCTGGACATTCTGGACAAACTATATATATATCATGATTAATAAATTAGAACAATTAAAAGAGAATTTTGCCAAATATGAACAAGGATTTTGTAAATTAGTGACTGGCGAATGCCTGTGTGCAGAGGCTATTTTGGCTATATCTAATGGTTTAATTATCAAAAAACAATATTCATTTTCTGACGATATGGTTTACGAAGAAGAAAATAGTTGCTATTTTGAGTTTTCTATACCCAGCTACCATTATACAGAGTTAAATTTACCCAAATATATAACAAAAATTGAACTTCTTTGGTGGGCAAAAAAATTACAACTAACTTCGAGACAAATAGATATGCTACAAAGTCTTAATTCTCTCATTTCTTGGGCAAATCTAAACGATATTGTCAGATTAACCTTTCCACAATTTATTTTACTGCTGGACATCCTGAACAAATTATAGATAGATATATATATATCATGATTAATAAATTAGAACAATTAAAAGAGAATTTCGCCAAATATAATCAATATCACCGAAGATTGGTGTCTCTTGATGGGTGTTCTCTATGTGCTGAAGGGGTATTAGCAATTACTGTGGGGGGAACAATTGCTAATGTTCCTATGCACAATAATATAAAAATGATACTATTGGATGGAGGATACTATTATAGTACTATACCTGGCAGTGTGTATCAACAATTAAATTTACCCAACCCCATTCCTAAAACTTTATTATTAACTCATCAAAAACAATTAAAATTAACAAAATTTCAAATTGTTAGCATTAATAAAGAATTTGATTCATTTTTTTGGCATGATATTAATGATTATATTAACTTAACCTTCTCCCAATTTTCTTTGCTGCTAGATTTATTGAATGAACAATAAATATGCTCCCCCTACTAGTTCTAGAGTGTCCCTCAAGTCACATAAACTAATTTTTTTGAGTAAATTATCATGATTAACAAATTACAAGAACTGAAAGACAACTTCGCAAAATATAAACAAGGGTTTTGTAGTTTGGTTGATAAAAATGATCAAACTTGCCTATGTGCAGAGGGAATACTAGGAATTACTACTGGGTATTCTATTAAGAAGAATGAGGACAATGGAATGAATTCTTTGTATTTTAAATGGAGATATTATTATAATAATATCTCTGATAAGGCATATACAGAATTAAACTTGCCAGAATTTATATCTGGTGAGTTTTTATTAAAATATCAAACAGAATTAGAATTGACTAAAAAACAAGTGAAGTGAAGTGGATTAGTGACCCCAAAAAAAGACATAGTTGGTTTATTTTAAATGATATGTTGAAATTATCATTCCATCAATTTTGTCTATTGTTAGATATCTTAAACACATCATACATACACTGAGGGGGGGTCTAGAATGCCCTGTAAGGCACGATAATTTAAATAATCACTACTAGTACCAAATCATAAAAATAATGACCTTCTAATTGATTTTAGAAGGTCATTTATTAAATTTAATAATTACACGCATGATAACTATAAATATGAATATGAATAAAAGTATCAAATTTATTAAATGAAAGTAACTAGTAGTCTCACCGTCTCATCACTATTACCAGATCACATTGTAGAGAGTTACCCTAAATTTGTACAATTCATTGAGGAATACTACAAGTCTCAAGAACAGCCGTTGGGCAATTTGGATCTGATGAACAATCTGATTGAGTACTACAATATTCAAAACTATAAAATACAAGATCTTACAGATAAACAAAACCTGATCTTAGACCAGTTTAGATACAAATATCTAGGAAATCTACCACAAAAATTGAATCCTAAAATCAATTACTCGACATTAATACCCCACATCAAAGATTTCAACACCAGCAAAGGTACTGAGGAATCGATCAAAACGTTATTCAAATTGTTGTTCGATGACACTACCACCAAAATTAAAGTACTGCTGAGAGGTTCTGGTGCGGTAGTATTGTTAGAAGTGTTGAATGGCAGCGTAGCTACTGCTACTATAATTAATGGCGGTTCTGGCTATAACAACAATTTCAAACCAACAATTGATGTGATTGGTGCTGGTACTGATGCGGTTTTGCAAATAGATAATATAGTCGCTGGAGTGATTACTGCGGTGTCCATAGTAAATCCTGGTACTCTATACAACAACAATAATAATGTAGTAATTCTTGAACGTGATTTTGATATCAATTCTATTGTTACTGGCAGTATTAGTGGCGCGAAGGGTAAAATTACATATTGGAACCCCGATATAAATGAATTATATTTGAACGAAACTGATAAAAGTTTTAGAATTGGTGAGTCTATAACTAGTACCAATTGTACAGCAGTAATAAACAATATAGATATTACTACCGAAGAACCTTCTGTAATATTACCGTACGAGTATACGATTAAAACAAATTCTGACAACAGTGTATATTCTGAAATATTATTAGAATTAAATGATACCACTACCAATTTTGAGCAGATCAGATCAGAGAAGAATATTGTATTAACACAGAATAAAATAAGTATTTATACCTCGGATTTAAGTGTAGTTTATCGGGATAATGAAAGAGTAATAGTCAAGATTATCACTGATAAAAATAACTCACTATATGTGCCACCAACTACCAAATTAATTCCAATAGTAGGAACTGATATTATTGTTGATTCTACTATTGGATTTCCTACTGCTGGTACAGTCAGTCTAAATGGTGAGTATATAAATTATACATCTAAGACTATCAATAAACTGATTGGTATTACGAGAAATGTATTGATTCCTGGTACGCAAAATTATAGTATGGTTGGCGAAGATGTGGTAAAATTGTATAGAATTTATAGCGATAATCAATATCGTACAGCTACCGTTGAATTGAGTTCCGGCAACAAAAAATGTCAGTTTTCAGTAATTAGTAGTGGGTCGGGTGCCGTGATTTTAGATGGTGCCAGTGGGTATAAAAATGATAGTATCTTTGATAGTATATCTCCAATCACTAAAGATGCTACCGAATACAATGTGTGGAGTAATATTTATGGTATATATGATACTGATGATTATATGTATATTACTGCTGATGGTAAGCCAGTAAGTACTACGAATACTAGATCATTTTCGGAACAAACTATCCTGAAAAGATTTATCAAAAATAATATAGTCGAACCAAGTCCAACCAATAAAGGTATTGGCTTAACCACCAATGGGGTAGAAATTTGTAGTTATAAAGGGGCAACTATTGACTATGGTAACTTGACTAATATCGATATTATTAGTAATGGGGATGATTATTTTTTACCGAATAGAATTAATGAATCTATTCCAGAGTTGTATGTTAATACTCAGAATTACAGCAATATTATAAAAATATATGGAAGTTTGAAGAGAATAACATTGGATGGTATCAGCCAAGATTTATTGAGTGGATATAATAAAAAGCCAGAAGTAATTGTCACCAGAAATATTAATGATGTTACTGGGATAGATATGGAGTTGGAAGTTGATTATGATGTGAGTGGAGTAATTAATGGAATAATAATAAAAAATCCTGGTAAATGGTATACAGAGATCCCAGAAATAAAAATAGTTAATGGTGGGAAATATCTAACTCCATTAACTATTCCCACTACAAACGTGTATATATCTGGTTTTGTAGGTAAATATTATTTTCTACCTACAGAACTATCAGATGTTGACTTTGATCCTATCAACTACAAATCATTAGCCATCCCAAACACCGATGTATATTCTGCCACTCCAGAAGTATATTTAAAATCTGGTAGTGGAGTGGTATTTAGTATAGTGGTAGAATTGGGAGTAATTGTGTCCGTATCGGTAGAAAATAGTGGTATAAACTACTTCACTAGTCCAGAATTAAAGGTAATCAATACTACTGGTAGTGGTGCTAAATTTTCTGTCAATGTTGAATTCGGTAGAGTAGTGTCTGTAGAAGTAATAAATGGTGGTTCTAGCTACTTCAATAATCCAACATTGGTAGTCAATTATTTTCCAAACTCTGCGGTATTTGCTGCGACTATAAATAGCTGGACGTACAATATTGCAAATAATGCCCCTATAGATAGTACTGGTGGATATGTATATAATCAAGGAGATAGTGGGGTCGGCGAATCTAATCTACCTGATACTAATTTTTCGCCACAATATTTACAATTAGTACACATTGAACCAGTAAGAACAGTACATTCTCCCATAATTGGTTGGGCATTTGATGGTGTGCCTATATATGGAGCATATGTAGATGCGCCAAGAGGGGGGGTTGATAAACTATACTCTAGTTGGACACTCAAGATTACTACTTCTACTAATAGACCAACCGCACCATTAGGAACATTTATTGAAGATTATGAGTATATTGGTGGTGTTTTGGATGAGTATAATGGGGTGTTTGCGTATACCCCAGAATTTCCAGAAGGTAGATATTGCTATTTTGCAACCGACGCATTTCCTTATTTTGTCGGTAATCAATACAAATACAAATTTGATTCCTATAATCATCTGAAATTGCAAAATAATTGCAATATTCCTAGTGGTTCAATCAGAATATACAATGATGAAGTTAAATTCCCTTCACCAAATAATAAAATTTATCCATATTTGGCAAAGGTGGATAATATTAGCTATGGGGCAATAGATGATTACCTAATAGAGATTCCTGGTATTAATTATGCAGTAGGAGATATTATAAAATTTGAAGATGTTAATATAAAAATAATCGTTTCAGCAGTATCTAATACTGGTGGGATTATTGGAGTAAACATAATTGATAACGGCATTAATTTAGAATCCATCCCACCACATACTATATTATCACAATATGGAGTTGGTGCAGTTATTATATTTCGTAGTGATACTATTGGAACTATTAAAAATATTAAAAATATTACCAATGGAGATGGGTTTGGTGGCGACCCTACTATAAATTATTCAGTGGATAGTGATGTGATTTTAGATATTAAATTTAATAATACCATCACCGATTTTATAATTATCACTAATGGTATTGGCTATACTGAAAATTCTGTAGTATTAAATAATCAGTTTTCTGCTAGTTTAGTGGTTGCTAATAGTGTTATTAGTAGAATTGACATTATTGAAAGTGATAATTATTTTGAAAGTATTCCTATTGTTTCTATATCAATTGGTATTGGTGCAACTATCATTCCAATATTAAGCAAATCTGATATCAATACCAGTATTGTTTATTATGGATTAACTAGAAATAATTATGTGGCAAAGGGTAAAATTAATTTATATAATAAAATTGCTTCGACTTTGCAAGTGAAATCATTATTTGGAAAATTTGTAGTGAATAATGATTATTTTTTGTGGGATGAATCTGGACGAAAAATTGGTAAAATTCATAATGTCCGTACAGCAGAACTAATTTGTACTCCAACCAGCAACAAAACTATTCAAGATTTTACTGATAATTTGGATAGTATTATTACTTCTAATAATGTGATCGCAGACAACCTTACTCATCAACAATATTCTTATTCAATAAAATCCCCACATTCACTAATAGAATGGAAAAATTTTGTGGTGGATAATGTACATATGCTCGGTAATAAGATATACAGCATATACAGCATAGATAATATAGTGAAGATGTACCTACATAGAGAGACACAGATCAACAATGTTATTGACTATAAGATCAATATCGAGAATATTTTAAGTATATTAGCCGAAAAAAACGAAACTGATTTCGTTATTAATATCGATTCATTACCAGAAGATCTATACAAAAATACTAAATTCAAAAAACAATATTTCGACTACATTTGGAATGATAATGATTATGTTCACAGCAACTACTCGTCCTTTATCAATTATGATTACGGAGATCTAGTATGGCTGACAGAAAATCATAACAGATTGATATTAGAAAAAATTAATTCTAATACCGTATTGGCAACTGACTATAGTATTATTAAATTTAATAATTTGGTTAGTAGGATTGCCAGTAATTCAATTTTGTACATCAATGGAGTTACACAACATCCATCTTATGATTATTCGGTGGCTAACAATAACGTAACTATTCATCAAACAATAAATGATTTGAGTGACCGGGTCTCTATACTCAACCTACCGAGTTCATTTTTAACTTATACGGACAAAAAAGTATTAACGAACTCCAATACTACCACACTCACCACAAATACTAACCTTTTTGTCCCTGTAGATGTTTCAAAATTGATTATGTTTGTAAATAATGTACCAAATAATGAATTTAGTATTGTTGGTAATAATGTTGTCTTTACACAAAATATTACTGGTACGGCATATGGGGTCTATAGTGATAATTTTACTGCATTAAATTTAGTCAGCCTTACCAATAAAATCTATACCATTACCAATAACCCCACTAATAGAAACATAATACTATTTGTAAATGGAGTTATCCAACCATCTGCAAATTATACTACTACTAGTACAACACTTACTGTTAATTCTACTGATTTTATTACTCATTTGAGTGCTTGGATCGTTGATGATACTATTGGAGTAGATGATGTATATTCTATTGTATATAATAGTAATAATGATAAAGACGTGATCCCCGCTGAATTCAAATTTAATATTGTTGGGGGCGAATTGACTGGCGTTGATATTGTGTATGCTGGATTGCATTATCCCCGCTACATGATGTTAGCGGTAGAGGGGGTTGCTGACCCTGCTAAGATCTTATTAGAATGTTTGAACGGTAGTATTGTTAGAGCAAAAATTATTGATGCTGGTAGTGGGTTAACTAATACCAACTATACTACAAAATTGTACTATTATGGGCAAATTGAATCTGAACATTATTGTATGATCGAGTCTGATGTTTCTATTATTGTTTAATATGCCCTGGGAGGGGTCTAAAATGCCATGTAGCAGGTCTTAATTGAAATAATGACCACTAGCATCAAATCATAAAAATAATGACCTCCTAATTGATTTTTAGAAGGTCATTATTAAATTTAATAATTTAGAATTTGGTGGTGGTATTTTGCGCCAATATATGTTAGTATGATAATGCTGTCTTTATCATTAATTTTTATGACCAACAGAACCCCTAAAAAATATAACTATTTGTATGAAACTATCCTAGTGGGTAGTGATAAGAAATATTACGGTATGCACTCATCAGACAAACATCCAGATAATGATCCTTATTTGGGATCTGGTAAATGGGTGAAGTCTATTAAAGATAAGAATCTATTGCGACGAACAATACTTTCTTACTATGACACCATAGAAGAATTGATGATAGCAGAGACGGAATTGATCGCCGAACATTTGCACAAACCATATTGTATGAATTTTTCGCCAATTTCTGGTGGTGGTAACGGGTTATCTGGTGAAAATCATCCTAATTTTGCAAAAGATTTTTCCACATCAACAAGGAAAAAAATGTCTGATTCTCATATCGGTAACACTCCATCAGAAAAAACTAAACAAAAACTATCAAATTGCAAAGTTGGTAGTAATAATCCCATGTATGGAAAATTTGGGGAAGAACATCCTTTGTATGGATATAAACACACGCAGCAAACTAAGAAAAATATGTCTGCTTCTCAAAAGGGAAAAACTTTATCAGAAGAAGCGAAGAAACATTTATCAGTTGTTATGGCTGGGCGAATTTTTACCGACGAACATAAAAAAAACTTGTCAGTTTCTTTGTGTGGCGAAAAGGCACCACATGCAAAGTTAAATGAACAACAAGTGCGAGAAATAAAAGTATTACTAAGAGATGGGTTTACTGGAGTATATATATATATATATATCAAAAAAATATAATGTTCATAAGGCTACTATTAATGATATAAAGTTAGCAAAAACCTGGAAGCATGTTATAATATTATAAATATTAAGTGATAAATAAATAAATTTATA